ATAGTGGTCTCTTCAGCAAACTTTTTAGGTCCGCCAGTCAAAAGGACACCTTGCAACGGATACATGATACCAGCTACAGGTTTCCAGTCAGTGATAGCGTCACCAGTCCAAACACCAAGATTACCAAACCCATCTGGATCAGCGGCATCGGTGCCATTAGCAGCCCAGCCGATATCCATATCAAGGGTTTCAGTACCAGTGTCTAAGTCATCACCGTAAATCATGCCGCCAACCACAACGGCATTGGCCGGTAGTTTGCACATCTCGAAAATGTCCCCATCTTCAACGTTAGCGGCAATCTCATAAGTACCAGTAGCAATGTGCAAAGACGTTGCTGGCCCGACACCACCTACCGGAAAGCCGGCTAATGCGCGTGTTGCTGTTAAAGTTTCAGCAGCCATTGGATCACCCCCTATTAAGAATCAGCAGCAGCAGACACGAACACAGTAACCATGCCATGTTGCTTATTGTTAAAGAAAGACTTTTGGATGTCATGCTTAAGCTCAACCGCTACACCAGGTTGGAAGCCAAAGTCATAATCTTTGTCAACGATAGTTTGAGGCCGTTGACCTAAACCATAGCTAAGCGCTTGCTGCCCGCAAAGGAAACACGCACCAACACGGCTAGAACTGTTTCCGGCAGTGTTAAGGCCGTCAGCAGTAGCAGCACCGCCCCAAACACCATTAGTTCCGCTAGTACCATCAATGAAGTCAGCAATCTCGGGGATTTCGCGAATAATTACGTTATCCCAGAGTAAGTCACCGCCAGTCATAAGAGGCTGGAACTTAGCGCCACGCTGTAAACCTTCGCGCTGAGCTTGCTGGATAGCGCTGTCAGACTTAAGGTCACGAAACGCATAAGGATCACAAAACAAGATAAACGCCTCTTCATCCTCAGTATTACGCAAAGGACGAACGTGCGCGTCAGCTTGTTGAGCCATACGCTTAGCAAGTGAAACGATACCAGTGTCTAATGTGTCATTAGTAGTATCGATATTTGCCAATGATGCAGTGTGGTCGCCTGCGCTAAGGTTGCTTTTAGCGTTACCGTAAAGAATACGATCACTGTTGTTAGTGTTTCAAGTATCGTTAGCAGCAGCCGCAGAATCACCAAGATTGGCATAGGTGGTGCCGTCATAGATAGCGCCCATACCCTCGATGATATGATCTCGCTGAAGCTCTTTAGCCCAATCCATTAGCAAAGGCTTAGCCGCTTGCATAAGGTCGATTGCAGGCTTTTCCATCTCTTCCTTATCAAACTCAACCGCATGACGGTAATAAGTAGGCGAAAGAGTTAAGCCGTAGTTGCCAACAGCTTCGCCATTTCCGCGCAAAGTAGCTGAGCCAGTTACGCCGTTGCCTTTTAATCGAGTCACTAAAGGAATCTCGATTTGCTTACGACCTTCTTTGATTGTTATAACGTTGTTGCTACCCATTCCGGTGTAGCGAGAAAAGCGCGAATTACGGACGTACTCTTGGAAGAATTCTGCAAGGTACTTGGTAACTCGCAAATCACTTGATACAGTAGTGTTAGCCATGATGGCCTCCTAAGTTAATTAACTACCGACCGCCAAATATATCACTCAGTGATTGCTCGATATGAGGCTCACTGTTTGACGCATTTGACCGTGCATTTGCTAAAGATGGCGTAATTGATGAAACTTGCTCTTGCTGTTTGGCTTTCGCCTCAAACTCTGCTTGCATCTTTGCCTTAATTTCAGCCTCAACTTCAGCCCTTAACTTTGCCTTGTAGTCATCGACATTAGACAGCTCTTTTAGCTCATTAGCCTTGTTAACTGTCTCGACAACAAATCTAGCTGGCATAGGGTGTTGTCTTACCTGCTCAACCAGTAACGGGTTTTGCTGTGCCATCTCGTAGAATTGCGACTCTTTAGAGTCATAGTCAGAATCAATACTACGCATAAATTCTTGACTCATTTCTACTTTATTTTGAAAAACCTTTTGGTCTACTTGCTGAGCTATATAGTCAGCATAACCGGCTTGATCTTCAAAAATATCTGGCGCTTTAACCTGCTCTTGATTGGCTTGTCTAAGCTGATCTAGCTCTGCTTGCAGTGCTTGCCGCTTTCGCCGCTCATCTAATACCGCCGCTTTTGTCCAATTTTCTGCTTCAGATTCAACCTTGGGTGCCGCTGGCTCACCCTCATCTTTTGCCGCTTCTGGTTCCGGTTGCGTTTCCGCTACTGGAGCCGCTTCTGGCTCAGCCGTTGGTGCTTCTTCTACTGGAGCCGCTTTAGGCTCTTGAGGTTCAACACCATTTAAAACATCCTCTAAGCTCTGTAAGGATTCGGACATAAGTCACCTTTTATATCGACCGCTACTCGTCGTCAGTCTCGCCCGTTGCTCGGCGTCAGCCCTATACCGCTACAGTTGTAGAGGTAACAGGAGTGTTCAATAAAATCTGATTTTCTAGCGCTGTTTGCTCAGCTTCTTGTTGCTTTTTAACTGTGTCAACTTGAGTGTTGCTGATATCAGCCTCAGCCTTCGCCGCATCTATTTGTAGCTTAGCTTGCTTCATTTGCGCGTCTGCTTGTGCTGCTTGTGCCTGGCTTGCTGCTAGCTGTTGCTGCACTTGCGCTTGCTGTTCGCCTCTTTGCTCTATATCTGCAAGGATAGTGTCTTTCTCTCTGATCTGACTAAGCTTAAGTATTGCGGCAAATGGTATCTCTGGCCTGCTTGCTGCTAGTTGTGCCAATAGTTGGAACTGCTCATTTTGTATGGTTAGCGTATCAGGTGCCGACTCAAGAATGATATCCATCTCAAGCGCTGCCACTTCATTCCTGGTCTCAACAAACTGCGTTAGCCTTGGATCTTGACTTTGTGTCATGCCTTGCAAGGTTTGTGCTGCTTGAATTCTTAGCTCTGGATCAAGCGACTCATCACTGGCTTTCTCTTGCAGCACTTCAGCGATAGTTACTTTATGGTTTAAGCCAACCCACTTAAGCGTATTGTAAGAGTCCGTTACCCGAACCCACTTTTCTTCACGCCAAAATTGCTTAATACGATACCAAAACTGGCGATAGCAACCACGCCGCCATCGCTGTAATGCTGCCATAGCAGGAGCAAGTTCTAACATGCCGCCAGCTTGCAGTGCTTGGACCGCTGCACCACTTATAGCGCCTTGTCTTTCACCGCTTAGCTGAGCGTTAACGCTTACCGCGTCTAGCTCTGCTTTGGCTTCACCTAGTAAGCTAAACTGGGCTTGTGACATATCGTTAGTATTTAGTATGTCAAAGTCACCAGGTTCACCGTCATACTCAACATGGCCATCAGGCTTAGCAAGCTCGCGCTTAAGCTTACCGATATCTTGAATAGCTCCACGTCTTGATACTGTTTGCCTCTGACTAACAAGGTGTAAAGCCTTTGAGCGCCTATGATTAACTTCATCCTGTAAATCCAACCAGTACATACAGGGACCGAATCTCTGCAAGTCTCTATCTATGTAAGCACTAGAAGCAATAATCGGGTTAATCGGCTCCCCATCTTCATCTTGATACGGGCTTTCGCCGTGTTTTAGTACTGTGGTAAACGTATAAAAGATTTCTTTCCAGCTACCTTTTTCTTTGCAGTACTCTTGACAAATTCTGATGCGCTTGCGTTCTCGATCTATCCAAACAGGCTTGTCGTCGTATGTCTCTGTAGACAAACTAGTTGACATATCAACTAATTGGGTAAATATTTCAGCGTGATCAGGGAACATTTCTTGCGCATCATCAAGATCCATCCACAAGACAATTCCCAGAAACTTAGCATCACTAAAATCCAGCTCTCTGCTATGCGGATCATAATAAAATCGATCCCACGGAATGCGATTAGCCGCCACATTACGCTTTTTGTCTATCTCAACGATGGCTGCGCAAGTCCCCTCAACGAAGAAATCCTCAGCACAGCTTTGCTCTACGTGATCAAAATCAGCATTGTCATCTATATAGCGCAATGCGTCAGTGATGGCTTCGCTGGCTTTTTCGTGCTTAAGAGTGCGGGGGAATGCTTTTGGGTCTGCCCTCTGATTAATTAGCAAACCTTTTAATGAATCTATTTTTGGTTGAATTCGATTAACTACGATGGGCGCTTGCTTTCGCGCCTTAAGCTTTTCTGCCTCATCGTCTGACCACTGCTTATTGTTATAGTAGTCTCTGCAAGTCTCAGCGTTCTGCCGAGCTGCGTCAGTAGACGTTAAATACGACTCGAAACGTCGTGTATACTTGTCGGAATTCATATCCGCCATGAATCGCTCCCAGATCGCTTAAATCTTCCCCAAGCGTCAGTATCGTTGCTTTTAGTTGATATGTCAACTAATATTGATGGATTTGCAGTCTGCACAGCAAGCGCAAAGAGCGCCAGCACGTCTACAGCGTCATCATGCTTACCCGCCGGAAAGGCTACTAATTGCTCAATTAATCGGTCGCCCCATTCCGTACGGGGAATATGTACTTTTCCGTTGGCCGCCATACCTTGCAAAGCTCGCGCTATTGCTGCTTTGTCACCTGTTCGAGTAATCCATTCAATCCGAGGGTATACGCGCCGTTGCTTACCAAACATCCTAAACAATGGCTCTACTGCACGCCTAATAACCCCTGTCTCACCAAAACTGCAAAGAGGTGAGTGTTTTTCGATCTGGTCTAGCATGGCATTTACCCACACGTCACTAGACTCTTGGCCGGACCACCAATCCTCAACCCACAGATCCATATCAGCACACAACCCAATAATCCCCAACTCTGTGTAATCGCCACCGCCATCGGTTACGGCGAAGTCAGTTGATTGGTATTTATTCGTTTTAGGCTGCTCACCCAGT